AAATGTCGAAATGCGGTTCCTATTGAACTTCTTTTATCTATGTATTCAGCTTCTTCTGATCCTCTGGCTATTGCGACAAATGTCCCTGATGTGGGAGATTTGCTAAGTGAATATGGACGCGCAATGGTCAACTCTACTCAGGGGAACCTGACTACCAAGTTTGACGATATCCGCTTTGCACGCTGGGCTGGACAGAGTGATGACGGGAAAAAGCATAGTAATCTCCGCAATGAAGGTGATCCAGCTTGGCCGTTTGAAGGTGCTAGTGACGTTCGCAATCGTTTGATTGACTCAACTTGCAACGAGTTGTCTTCGCTTTTGGTTACGTCTTTTGAACGCTCAAATATCCGGGCCAACGGGGTTGAACTGAACGACACCTCGATAAGTGGAATTGCAACTACGCTACTTCGCTGGATTCGCGACAATAAGATGCCTCTAGAGCTTCGCAGGGAGGCTGAACTTGGCGCTCAGTACGCTTTTCAGTACGGTTGGACGGCTTTTTTTATTGGCTGGCGACAGAACATTAGTAAGCGTGAGCAGCAGGTAACCATGCAAGAGGTTATGGCTATCGCTGAGCAGAGTGGCAGCCCTACACTCATGCAGTTGCCTGACCTTATCATGCAACAGTCCGAAGAGGCTGCTGCAATTATTCAGGCTGCTGTGCCCGGCACCACGGAATCCGAGGCAAAACGGATGGTTAAGGAGCTAGCCGAAACTGGCGCAACAACCCGTGACGAGGAGTATGTCAGCAAAAATTTGCCGGAAATCATTGCGCTTAAGCCATGGGACGAGATTCTTTTCCCGCCTGAAGCAGCGGATTTGCAGCGTTCTCGCGTGATTTTCCGCCGGACTTGGATGTCTGAAGTTGAGATCCGCGAAAAGATTACTACCGAAGGCTGGAACAAGGATTGGGTGGAACTTGCAGTGCAGATGGCAGGCAAGAGCAGTACGGTGTACAACACGAACATTCTGCCAAGTACAGAGATGTTGGTTTATAACGGCCTGAACTACCAGAACATGATTGAGGTGGTTTACTGCTATACCAAGAGTTTGGATGGCAAGGCTCCGTGTATTTACTACACTGTTATTTGCCCTCAAGCGGCAGTAGATCATCGTAAGGAAAGGATCTCATATGCGATTCATGAGAGGTTGGATTACGCTCACGGAGAGTATCCGTTTGTGGAGTTTCGTCGCGAGTGCATTCGTCGTGCCATTACTGATTGTCGTGGTGTCCCTGAACTTGCTCACACAGATCAGGACGAGATTAAAGCACAGCACGTCTCCATCCGAGATCATACTGCCTTCTCAACCCTTCCCCCCATCAAGGTCGTTAAGAGAATTGGAGCAATCAACAAGGTTGGGCCGGGTGTATCTTTGCCAGTTGTAAATCCAACGGACTACACGTTCATGGACCCGCCAGCTCGCGAGCCGAATGTGGCTTTTGAACTGATTAAACGGGTTGAAGCAAGTCACGCAGCTTACTTTGGCACGATCAATCCGTTTGTTGCGCCTCAAAAGACTCAACTTACCCAACAGGCACTTGTAAACTCTTGGCTTTTGACTTGGCGCAGCATCTATCGGCAGATGTTTGCGCTTTGCTGCCAGTACATGAGTCCTGAAGAAATTCAGCGCATCACTGGCGGACAGTTGCCTCAGAGCTTGTCTGAAATCCATAACGAATTTGATCTGAGCGTCAAGTTCGATATCATGGATCTTGATAAGGAGTACATTGCCCAGAAGATCGACTTCCTTACCAAGGTTGCACAGATGGATACAGGTGGCGTGCTGAACCGCAACAAACTCACAGCAATGATGATCCAGGCTGTGGCACCTGAGATGGCACAAGAACTTATCTTGAATCCTCAGGACGCAAGTCGTCAGATGTTCAAAGATGTGCAGAGTGATATCGGCATGATGCTGCTTGGCAACGAGGCGCTGTATCAGGAGAACGATCCTACGGCACAGACCAAGTTGCAGTACGCACAGCAGATCTTGCAGGCCAACCCGAAAGCACAGGCGGCACTCCAGCAGGACGAGAACTTTAAGGCGCTCTTTGAGAACTACGTTAAGAGCCTTGAAATGTCTGTAATGCAACAGCAAAACGCTCAAGTTGGCCGAATTGGTGTAACTCCTGTATCTCAACAATGACGGAAAATCAAAAGACAGCATTTGGATTTGCAGGCAAAAACCTGCTTTGGAGCGAGATTGTGAAGCACTTAAATGAGGTGCAAACAGGTCTAACGCTTCAGGCTATTTCACAATCCGCCAAGGGAGAAGATAGAATACATCTTTGTGGGCAAGCTGATGCGGTTAACTATGTTATATCTTCTTTGATAAATATGAGACAAGAGGCGAGACAATTAAATGGCTTGACTCCTGACGAAGATTTGGCATAACGCCACTAACGGACCTCACAGCGTTACTGTGATGATTAAATAAGGACTTGCTACTTTCTAGCATGATAAAGACTAACTCACAGCCTGATTCCGGGAGTCAGGAGGCAGCAAATGTACCCGTTGCAAATAACCTCGGAACGATTGATGGAGACAGTTTAACTGATTTCATTAAATCAAATTTCCTTGACGAGGAAGGGGCGGCTCCAGCCAAAGAGGAGCAGCAGGCTGAACCTGAAGCGGAGACTGAGGAGCCAATTGTGGACTCGGAAGTGGAAGCTGAAGAAGAAGCCGATCAACCCGCTGAAGAAGAAAGCGAGGCTGAAGAAAGTTCGTTGAGCAAGGGTGTCCAGAAGCGTATCAACAAGTTAGTTGCTGCGAAGAAGGCCGCTCAAGCTGAACTGGAAGCGCAGAAAGCTGAGTTGTCTAAACTACAACAAGAGCTTGAGGCTGCAAAGTCTTATGCTCCTGAACCTAGGGTAGATATTTCCGATGCAGTCCAACGCTTGACCTCGATTGAACAAATCAGGAAAGAGCATAAGAATGCAGTGGATATGATCTTGTGGTGCGAAAACAATCCAGATGGTGGAACTTTAAAGACATCAGATGGCACTGAGCATGAGCTTAGTGATGTTGAAGTTCGCAACATAAAGCACTTAGCAATCACGCGAAAGGAAGTCGAATTGCCTGCCCGTGCTGAATATATTCAGCATTACGCACAAGTGAAGGCTAACGCAATTAAGGAGATGCCATTTTTGACAGATCCTAAAAGCGAAAAGTATCAGGTTGTGCAACAGGTATTAAAAGACTTTCCAGAGCTGAAACGTAGGCCAGATTTTGAATGGCTTGCTGGAATATTTGCACTTGGCGCAGAGGCTATGGCCTCCAAGCAGGCAGCAAAGAAAACAGCAGCACCAATCAAACGCGCCCCAGCGCAACCTGCGGTTAAGGCTGCTCCAGCGACGATGTCTCAGTCAGACTTACAGAAAGCCAAGCAATCCTTTGCGAAGGATTCTTCGATGCGCGGAGTTGAAGACCTCATTAAAGCAATGGACTTAGTTTAGTCCTTAACAACCCAACCTTATTTAGTTTATGGCAATTCTTACTGAACCGAATCTTAGTGGCCGTGGTAAACGCGAAGACTTGGCTGACATGATCAGCATGGTTGACGCAAAAGACACGCCTTTTACGTCTATGGCCCGTAAGGGCAGCAAGCCCGGAAATATGTATTTCCGCTGGCAGGCAGACAGCAATCCTGCTCCCAAAATCGGGGGTACGGTTGACGGTACTGATGTGCAGTCCACCGATTACACCAACTTCGACGTTGGTTATCGTGCGGAACTTGCGAACTACGCGCAGGTCTTCCGTATGGATCCTGTCCGTGTGTCCAAACTCTCCACTGACATTGCCCAAGTGGCTGGTGTCCGTGATGAGCTGGCATACAACGTCAGTAAGTCCATCCTTCAGTGCAAACGTTCGATTGAGACGACTCTCTGCTCGAACCAGACTGCACAGCAGGACAACGGATCTGTTCCTTACCTCACGGCAGGGATTCAGACTTGGATCAGCACCGCTGGAACCGGAACGCCAACCCCCGGCGACATCCCTTCCATCTTCCGCACTCCTACGGATTCGATCCTGACTGGCGCATCCAGCGCGATGACGGACACGGCTGTGCAGGGGTTGCTCAAGAGCATCTACAACCAGACTGGTCAGTATCGCTCCTATGACGCGATTGTTGGCACGGATCTGAAGCGTGCGTTCACGGGCCTCCTTGGCACTACCGCTCTAACCACTACGTCCACCAGTGGCGTTTTGGCAGCAGGCGCAACCAAGGTGCAAACCTTTCAGCGTGATGCTTCTGCAGAGGCTTACATCCAGTCGGTCGATGTCTTTCAAGGTGACTTTGGCACTGTAAAATTGCATCCCACGGTGTTTCTCGGGACGATCTCCTCTGGAGTTTGGACTGTGACTCCGTACAAAGGTCTTGTCCTGAACATGGACTTGATCGAAGTGCGTTACGGTGGAAACGTCGCTGCTGTTGAAGCTCTGCCGAGTTTCGGTGGTGGTCCTGCTCGCCTCGTTGAAGCGGTTTGCGGTCTGGTTGTCGGGAACCCATTGGGTCTTGGCAAGTTTGACTTCAGCTCGTAGGCTTGATTGGTGACACCTACCTAGTGGTGTGACTAGCTGGAGAGACAGCCTCGTCGGCAACGCGACATGAGGCGTTGTGGTGAACGCACACCGTAAGTGGCGTGACACTCTGGAGAGACAGGGACCATTTTATGCTCAACATTGACCCCAGCTTAATCCCTGTAATGGAAGCCGAGTTTCGGCGTGGATGGCAAATGAGACGAGTGCGTGCTGAAGTGCAGTCTAAACAAGCTGCCAAGTTCGCGCAGATGCGCCACAAATCCATTGAAGGACTAGGACAAAAAATGGGCAGCATTCCCGGTGACGCTTATCACTTTTGGGGTCACAAACTTGGCTATCAATGCTGGGAAGACAAAAAGTTTCTTGCTGAATTTTGGCGTGATAATCCTCAGTGCAAAGTAAACTCTGGCGGCACAAAGGAAATTAGTGTAGGCTGGGTTCCGTCTACCAACTTTAGATCCCGCACTGTCTATCAATGAAGACTGTTCCGTTTAGTGACATCCTTGCGTCCGTTTGCCAACTTGTTGGTCTGGATCGCACCACGCTAAACGATAAGGCATTCGGGGCAATCCGCGACTTTACAGGACGCAGGTTGTCTGTGATCTGGGATCGCGAGGAATGGCCTGATGTGCAGCGGTACATGTACACTTGGCCGGGCATGCCTGTGCAGTCAATTGAGCCTGCAACAAATACGATTTCAACAGAAACAAGCGAGTTGATTGAGTCTGAGGATGGGGAAGATCTTCTTACTCAAAATGATTTAAACACCAACACAACTCGCATTAACTTCGATACGAATTTCAAGCGGGTTTACTTGCAAGACTTTGAGAATGATGCCTACAAAAAAGGCACAATACCAGAGTCTTACGTTAAGTTTTTGAATCCTTTTTACGGCACTATAAATGAAGGTGCCTTAACATCTGTTGCTGACAACCAGTATAATTTTACCTACATAACAGCAACTGACGAGATTGGGGAGTACATTACGGCAATTGATATTGAGACGGAATTTACAGACACAAATTATTTCACATATGCCGGGCCAAACGGGCCACTTACGACAAAGGTGTTGTTTTTAGACAATAGACAGTTGTTGATTCAGATTCCACAAGGATCACTTCACGGTTTAAATGTATTCAATAACGACCCAAGGCAGTCAACAAGGTCTATTCCGGTGCAGTTTATTGTGGAGGATTTTGCTGACCAAACTCCAGAGTCTTTTGATGACGAGGTAAGTTACCTGAGAACATTTCAGGCAGATCGTCAATTTGTGCAGTACAGGCTGGTTCCGCCTCGCATGTTTGGAATTAAGTACGAGTCAACCTCTGCATACACGGCAGGAGCGCAGATTTATTTTGATCTTGGACAGGGGAATGGAAATTACTTTATTGCGGACAAAACCAAGCCAAGCAAGGGCAACTTCTTTTTTGCAAAAACTGACATTCTAGCAGGGGTAACTCCCGCTGATCAACCAGAAGAAAATTGGCAGATCGTCGAGATTCCAGCGAGGTTTCGCGACTACTTGGCAAACTCAGTTTCTGCTGACTTTCTTAAATCTGAAGGTCGCGCTGAAGAAGCTATGGTGTTTGAGCAGTTGGCTGAATCGGCAATTCAGCAGCAGATTGACGTTCTTGTCCGTCAGCAGGGCCAAGTTCAAAAGTTAGACATGGTGTACACTTACTAGCATGATCACTCAATTCATCAGAAAGCGGAACATCAATCCTGCGCTTGACGTAAACAAAAACTTTGCCCGAGTTCAAGTGAGAGGCAACTCCAAGACATTTGCGTTCAAGAAAGTAGATGTTCCTGCAAGTGTACGAATCTTGACACAAACAGATGATTTTCTTAATACTGAAGCTAGTCAGCGCATTAACATTGGTTAACCCATGAGCATTAAAATTTCCCAATTACCAGAAGCCGTATCCGTTAATGACACGGATTTAGTGCCAATTGTTCAAGACGGCACAACCAAAAGGGTTAATGCAGATTTGATGCGCCTTCCTTTTGGGACATCAGCAAACACAAACTGCGAAGGCAACGATGCTCGTTTAAGTGATTCTCGCGCGCCAACTGGTGCAGCAAGTGGTGATTTGATTGGCAGTTATCCCGGCCCTGCGCTGACGACGACTGGAGTTGTTGCGCTTACCTATGGGTCAGCAGGTGAAGTTGGTCAGTTCACAGTAGATAGCAAGGGACGTATCACAAGCGCGGCTGCTGTTGCAATTACGCCTGCCGCCATTGGTGCGCTTGCAACATCACAGCTTGGAGCAAACGTCTCGGCATTTCTTACTACGCCATCAAGTGCAAACTTAGCTGCCGCACTGACAGACGAAACTGGCACAGGCGCAAGTGTGTTTGCAACCGGGCCAACGCTGTCTGCTCCCGCAATTAATGCCTACACGGAAGGAACGGTGGCCCTTGGGGTTGTTGCAGCATCAGCAACATTGGCAATTACAGCAGGCACAGTTTTAACAGCCACTCTTACAGCTTCAACAGCCTGCACGTTTACAATGCCTCCAGTAGGTGCTGGAAAGTCATTTGTTTTGTACCTTAAACAAGCAGCGGCAACAGGAAATGGGACAGCTACATTTACGGGTGTTGCTTGGCCCAGTGGCGCTGCACCAGTAATGACTGCTACAGCCGGGAGGCTTGATATATTTTCTTTTGTTTCTGATGGAGTGAAGTGGTATGGGAATTTTGCCAAAAACTACACTTATTAATGTTTGCCAAAGCATTTAATCTATTTGCAGGTCAGGCAGTGCAGTCTGCTGGAATTAATGCATTACTTGTAGCAGGTGGTGGGTCAGGCGGCTCATTTGAAAACGGCGGTGGTGGTGGAGCTGGGGGAGTTCTTCAGACAAGCGCGTTTACTGTTCCAGTTGGAGTTGCGCTGGAGGTATTTGTTGGGGCAGGTGGCGCTGCGGTAAATGGCAATGGACAAAATGGAGAGCAATCTTCATTTTTTGAGTACGAAGTAGCAGGCGGCGGGGGCGGCGCTGCTGGAAACTTTAGTTTTGAGCCAAATGGAGGGAATGGAGGCTCTGGTGGCGGTGGAGCGCCAGCGTTCGGAGGAGGTGGTGGATCTGGAGGCTTAGGAAACATCCCTTCACTAAGTCCGTCTCAAGGAAATAACGGCGGAGCTGGATTTACTAATGGCCAATGCGGCGGCGGCGGGGGAGCTGGAGCAGTTGGAGTTAATGCAACATTAACCGCAGGAGGAAATGGAGGCGTTGGAAGATCTGTGACAATTGGTGGGGTTCCAGAAACAGTTGCAGGTGGCGGGGGCGGCGGATCTAGCACAACAACATCTGGAACTGGCGGCACTGGCGGGGGTGGTGCTGGCGGAAAATCTGGATTATCAATCGGAGTTAGCGGCACTCCAAATACAGGCGGCGGCGGCGGCGGCAGCGGAGGCGGTGATTTAGGAACCGTTGGCGGGGCGGGTGGAAGTGGAAAAATTGTAATTTACTACTCAGGGGCACAACGTGCAACAGGTGGAACAGTTAGCTCATCTGGAGGGGTTACAAGGCACACATTTAA